ATGAAAAATAACAATAAAGGCAGGCCTGCAGTTCCCGTCAAAAAGGATCAGCGGATTACATTCAGACTTACAGTCGCAGAACTGGATACCCTCAAGACCAAGCTCGAAAAGGCTGGGTTCAAGAGCCTCGGGGCTTACCTCAGAGATCTTCTGCATGACCACAAAGGCCGTGAGAAGGTTGTGATCCCTCTTGCGGCAATGCAGATAGCCCTAGAGCTCCAGAAGGTCGCCAACATGATTAATCAGGGAAAGGACAACTCCCTGGTGATCAAAGAGCTTCATAACATCAATAATAAATTGCTCGGAGCTTGAACATGATTGGCAAGATCTTTGAAAAAGGAAAAGGCAGCTTTCGTAATAGGATTGAGTACATCTTCGGACTCAGCAAGCATGAGCATGCAATTACAACAATAAAAACCATTGGTAAAAACTGCTTTGCAGCAGACCCACTGCGTCACGGGCATACAAAGGACAAGATCGATGCTGAAGGTATGATTCAAGAGTTTGACGCGATCGAAAGAATGCGTGACTCGGCGATTGATTCCGATCGGATCATCAAACCAGTTTGGCACGCCATGCTTTCTCTTCGCCCTGGTGAGTCTTTGACCGAGGAGCAGTGGTTGGCAGCAGTGGAGACGTACCTGACTGACCTGGGCTTTGGCCTAGAAAATAAGTGGGTGGCTGTACTACACGGTGACACGGATCACCAGCACGTCCATATCGTTGCCAACCGGATCTGTCTGAACGAGGAGTTTACTGTCGTCAAAGACAGCAACGAGCGCATGCGCAGCTGCGACAGCACCAGTGGCATCGAGGATAGGTTTGGCCTCTCAAAAGCTCCAGCCCCCACAGAAACATGGGGAACGCCGATCTCCCGAGCCCAGCTTGAGGCAAGCCAGCGCGACGGCAGCATACCGTTAAAGCACAGGATGATCGCCAAAATTGCTGGTGCGATCGAGGCCACCCAAGCCCAGAACGGCGACATGTTCATGCTGATCAGCTTGCTACGCCGCCAACAAGTCTACTTGCACTTCAGCAAGAACCAGGATGGCCAACCCACAGGCATCTCCTATGAGTACCAGGGCACCATAATCTCAGGCCGCAAGCTCAAACGCTCCAGACTCACATTCCAAAAATTGGTCAACCAGGAGGGAATATCCTATGACCCAGAAACCTTTCAGCGTCTTGAGAGAGAGGCTGCGCGAAGAGATAGCGACCGCCAGGAACGAGTCCGAATTTTTTACCTCGTCCTACGCGCCCGCAATCGCCGACCAAGACGTCTCAGCATCCAGGTACAGAACCAGAAAGCCCTTGAAGCCACAATCAAGGCCGTGATCGCGTTGATCCTGGCCCTCTTCGGCATCAAGGCCAGCTTTGACTTTGAAGACAAAAAGGACGGCGAGCACTACTACCAACTCCGGTCAGATTGGATGACGATGCCCAGGGCTGAGCAGGAGCAGGAGCTGGCATTGGCCTGGCAGGATGAGCCGTCGCTGGCTCTGTAATGAAAAATCCCCGCAGTGCGGGGATCCTAATCATTTCTGCTCATGCGATGAGGCCTAGAAGGCTTCGTCGATTACGTCTTTCAACGACTCAATCACACCGCCAGCGCCAACGAGCAGATACGTGCAGTTGATCGAGATGAAGATGTTGTTGTTGATGAAAGCGGTCATCGGGCTTGAGCACATCATGATGTGATCGAAGATATCCGGCTCGTTGTTCCGCGCCAGGATCTCCCCAAGAACAAGGCGGAAAGGTTTCGTGTCTGAACGCTGATCTGCAGATGGTTCGTAACTCAAGAACCAATTCCGGATGACCATGGCCTCACTACTAGCTTCAGCAAAAAGCTCCATTGCGCGTTCTTCGGACATCCCGCTGCCCTGGATTTCTTTGGCGTGCTTCCACAGCAACTCAATCCTGTGCTCCGGGGGATGGATGTCGCCGATCATGAGCTTTCTTCTAGTCATTTACACATATCATGGCATTTAGTAAGTGATCAGTTTACGTCAAGCGCTGCTGGGGTTCAATACGCCAGTCTCAGTCGTAAAGGGCCTACGGCGGATCACCGTACTGATCGTGCGCGCCCGGTGCTCCAGCCCGTCCTTCATCTTGTAAGCCGTGATCTCGAACCTCAAGTACTCGCGAACCCACCCCTCTGGGCTCTTCGGCTGGTCTGCAAACGAGTAGTAGTAATCGTCCATATCCTTGATCGAAAAAATCACGTCGCCGTCCTCGCTGTCGTAGATGTCGATCTGGAAGAGCGTGTTCGAGCTGATCTCGGTGTTTTCGTCATCGTCTTCGAAGAAACGGATCTCCTGCAGCGCACCATCGCGTTTTCCCCACTGGGCCACCGGCACGTCGCCAGGCCCATATTCGCCATTGAAAACCTTGCCGCCGTCAGTCACGACAGAGAGCGCTCCAGGGGTTTGAGGCTCCCAGTTTGAATCGACGAAATCATGGCGATATAGCTTCGCAACATCGAGAGCCTGGCGGCTGTACTGATTCATCACGCGCAGCTTGAGCTCAATCCGATTCCCGTCGTAGAACTCGTGATTAGTCAGTCCATGCCCCTCGCTGACAGCCCAGACCTTGACGCCTGACTCGTGCGCCACTGGCCAGGTTCCAAACAGCCCTCGCTTCACGTTCTTGACCGTACAGCTGCCATCAGCATTTTGAATTGCTTGCGAGTAGACGATCCATTCCTCTCGCCCCTGGTCTTCGATGTACAGAAGGCCCATGCCATCCCGGCGTTCGTTCAAGGCATAGCTGTCGAGCTGCAGGACATCACCAGACAACACCAGGCTCTCCAAATCCCATGGCCCAAAGCCCGCGCCGTGGTCATCAAACTGGCCAACGTTTCCTAGCTCAGGCAACGCTTCACCCAAGTAGCAGACGGGCGTGAAAGAGAAATTGCCGTGCTCGTTCCAGTAGCTGTCATCCAGATAGCGAGTCACCAAGCGGTAGTCCAGAGCACCTGCAGGCGCTTCGGCAAGGCACAGCACCGCCTTTGTCATCCCGATTTTGTCAGTCAACGGTGCCGGCGCAGTCATGAAAACCACGGACACGGGATCAAGAGGCTCAGGGCGTTCTTCGTCGATCACGCGATCAGACCCATCACTGTAAATAGACGTGGTGACACCAAACACGTCCTGCGCCAGTGACAGGCGAACAGCAGAGTCACCAGGCCTCCCCAGATCCACCGAGGTCACGCGCATGATCATGTTTTCAATGCCATGAGCTGGCCAAGTGAAGCGCACAGGGTCACCTACCTCAGCAGCGAACATTGACCTGTTAGCAACCACTGAAACTGTGCTCAGGGGAACAGACACTGCGGTCAACTCCCTCTCACACACCCGCTGTGCAATGTCTGCCCGCGAGATACAGGGCGCACTCATGGTTTTGCTGTCGACATCTCCTTTGTGTGCAAAAGTGCCCAAATTCTGAGCCTGCACTGTCCTCTCAGTGAAGTTGTTGGAGGCGTCGATGAATTTCAGCTTCACTTCGTCGATCGCGGTGTCGAGCGAGCCGTTCGAAAAGTCGCTGATGCTTTTGACGTTCCTGGGGCTGAGGATTGGCAAGGTGTCGTAGTCGTAGTCTGCGCGGATCAGTTTGATCTTGAGTCTGCCGTCCTGTGGGTCAGTAATCAGGGAGCCCTGGATGGCACTCAAAATCGAGTCGATCACGTCCGAAGTGGCAGTGCTGGAATCGATCTGCAAGCTGACTCCGAAATCCTCGTCAAACAGGGTTTTTGCCACCTGCTCGATGTTCTCGATGTTGACCTTTTCTTTCGGGATCGAGGCGCCAAAGCGCTTGTCTGTCAGGACTTCGTAGATCGTGTATGCGGGGTTGCAGTCGTCGCCGATTTGCTCGTATTCAGTCCGGCCAGTAGGTGATGGCGAGAACCTGGAGCAGACGAAAGAGATTTTCGGCGGGGTCGTGCTGTTGCCGAGGTAGAAGCTCTGGAAGACTGCGTAGGTCAGGCCTTTCATGCCACTGACAACGTCCACACCTACTTTCTGCTGCAGGTATGCGTTAGGGGCTTGGCCGTAGTCACCTGGATAAAAATGCACGGTGCCACCCACACCGCCATTCTTGCCTTCGCCGCCCATGAGGTCAGGCTTGTTGATCGAAAATGAGCCTGAGGTGACGTTACCGCTCCAGCCCAGATCATCGTCAAAGTAAACAGCCTTTAGGGTCGTGCCAGGGCCATGGCAAATGCCCAATTGCAGACCCATATAATATTTGTATCCGATAACGGTCTTTTTGGACGTGAAGAGCATCTTGATCTTTTCATAGATCTTTTTAGTGCTCAGATCTCCGTACCAAATGACGTTAGAGCCACCAAGTTTCCTGGTGCCGAACAGAACTTGAACAGGCCGCTCATTTGCAGTTGGGAATGTGAAGTCAGCCAAACCAGCAGGTTGTGCATTAGGGTTCTTCACTTTCATGCGCGACAACATGAAAGCCATCATTATAATTTGGATGATCAAGTTGATCCAGGTGGACGGATCCATAGCTATTCTTCTTGTTATGAGCCGAATGGGTTTGTATTGGGGATGGTGAGGAAGCCGTAGAAATTATCAAAGTTTCCGAAACCTTGGCACGCAGAAGCTGATCTATCGCAGCCTTTGGCAATCTTTACCTTCGAGCCTACTTCTATTCCGTATATAGGTGAAATCAAGGTGACTTCACGAGTTGCTATGTTGACGCCTGTGATCATCCGAAAGTCAGACTCATCGAACGAAAGCAGGCCCGCAAGGTAGTACTCTGTACTGTCGCCGATGTATGAAAGTTGGAGCCTGGTGCCGTTGTCAGAAATTGCCTGGACGACAGAGTCTTTCTGAAACTTCGTTATATCCAAGCCGCAAAGATCATCGTACAGATGGTTGTTGCATTGAGACTGATACCCAAATCTCAGCATCTGCCGCCTAAGCAATCCACTAGATGGCGCACAGTGAAGAGTTCCAGTCGTATTGCTGAAGTCACAGCCAATAACTTCACCGGAAAAACTCTCCTGCGACAATGCTGGGTTGTCCCGCTGTGCGACAAACACACTGACGTAAACGTGCTTTGCAGGAAGATGGCCTTGGAACAGTAAGGGGATGGCAGAGTTGCTGGGCAGCTGAATATCAAGCTTGTTTTTGTAATCCTGGCTCGACCGCTGAATCTTCGTGCGATTGATGGGCAATGGCTCGTACACCCGTCCATCCACATGCAGGAATTTCCGGGAGTCATTGCAATAGGCGTACGAATCCGTGCCATGCTCAAACAAGTACAGTTCGACAGGCGCGGACAGCGAATTGCTTTTCTCAATCTGTTCCAGTGTCAGCATGGAGCAACGTCTTTATTGTTTTTGTTATTGACGATGTTGTTTCGTTGCTGAACAAGAACCTGAAACCATCTGAATCAAACCTAGCCAGGTACAAAGGAGAGATATAATCCACATCCTCGACCGAAATATTGGCCAGCTCTTCATCGAGCGTAATCAGTTCTTTGTCGTTTAGAGTTCTTTCTACTGATAAGACTGTCCTGCACAACGTAGTTCCATTATACAAAACAATCATGATGCCAGGAGCGAAACTCAGCGACTTTTTGAACGACGAGTAGTATGCGTCACTGACGACAATTTGCTTGCTTGCCGATCTGACATCCTCAACAAGTTCCATTGCAACATTCGGAGCCTGAACGTAAAACTCGCCCTGAGCCCCTCGGCATGAAGCCGCAAAATCTTCGAGTTTCTGACGATCAGCGTGAGAAAAATGCAGATATTGATAAGAATAGGTACGAACAGCACCAGGTTGTTTATCGTAAACATATTGCAGGCCCGTGTCGGAATCAAAGGTTTCGCGGAGACGATTGAATGAAGTGGTTGGTGATTGGCCCCAGTCCGGTTTGACATCTAGGACTTTCTTGCCATTGTACTCAGTAAACGAAGAGGTGATGGCAGGAGTCTCAAACTTACCCTCTACGCCTTCGAACGTCATAGTGTAAGTGCCAACCTGCCTGGTGTAGTTCATTGAAGAGGTTTCGTTAGCAACTCTCGACGTCATCAACGGCAGTAGTTTTGAATTCAAACCATAGTTTTTCTTAACCAAACTTTTAAGCTCAATTACCTGCCCAGCAGTGCTAGCCACTTCAAAAACTTCGTGATCAGTGCCATTTGTGAGGATGACTCGATCAGCTTGAAGAAGGTACTGATTGGGCATTGAGACGCTGAGTGACGTATCGCCGGTCTGGGCAGATTCGGAAAGCTCGCTGCCGAACATCCACAAAGGCAGGAGGAACGGCCCCGCTACGTTGTGCACCAGGTTGTCAAAACGGTAAGCATCTCTGTCAGCGAAGGTGTACTGGTAGTTCACCGAAACCCGAGGGGCACGCCGCAGGGAAACACGTTGCTCGTTACCGTCGAAGGACTCATGAACTTCAGTCAAATACTGGAGGTTGAGTTCGGGGGTCGCTGACCAGTCAATTGCCCACGGAATAACGGCTGCTCTGGTGCCGGTCAAAGTGAAGATGACGGGTGCTGCACCTGTAAAACTGAAGGTTGCGCGGTAGTCGAGATCGTCGCCGTTTTCATCGATGCCTAGCGTGTAAATCTGGCTGACGAACGAGCGGACGAGACCCTGGCTAAGGCCGGTCAGCGCCGTATCAGCATCTCCTTCCTGATCGACCTCTTTAAGCGTCAGTGCATTGGTGTATGAGCTCCAGAAGCTAAACGCATAGCTAGCCCCGCCAGTGATGAGACCGGCGTCGATAGCAGAGGGGGTCATGAATACGTTGTCGTAGAAGTAGTCGCCCCAAACCCGCTGCCGGAGCCCTGCAGCTACGGGCCCAGACATATCTGGCATACCCGAGCCCCCAGGCCCAACACCAGGCTGAACCGACTCGACAACCCCAACCAAAACAGCTCTGGGCACGAAAAATCCCGGCACCTGGTACCGAGCTGACTGGTCAATAAGGGCTGGAGCGCGGGCGATCTTATTCATCAAGCTTGATCGCCACGCCCATGCCTTTTGCGGCATCGTTGTACATAAAAGGGCTGGCCTTTGCGCCAATCGGGAAGGCAATGAATTTGCTGGAACCCACGGCGTATTGCTGCCCTGGCGTGATCAGTCTCATCGATACCAAGGACACGTCAATTACGTCTCCAAGGGGACATAGCTTGCTTCGATAAAGCGTGTATACAGACACAGGCATCAGAGACGACAAACCGGTCAGGTCGCTGACACTCCTAGCCCTTGTGCCGTACGCCCCGGCATACGTCCCTCCATCGCCCTGGACGTAAGTTGGCACCTTGCCGTTGTAGCTGTTGATTGACGTGGGAACGTCGTCAACAGAAGAGAGCCAGCCAGTAGTATCCGAGTGCGCAACACGGCAGTGAAAGGTACCTGTAGTCACTGGTTGGAATGGCAAATTGTACGCAGCAGAATTCCTGATGTTGCTTGATGTATAAAACTGACCACCAGTGTTGTCTGAATAAGTATCCAGCTTGCCAAAGCACAGGTGGGAATACTTGTCAGTGTCGTACTCGCAAACCACATGCACAATCGAATCCGAGTACAGAAAGTGGTACTTTCCTGACGCCCCGCAATTCAAAACTTCCCGAGCCAACGCTGTTACGGCCCCAGGTTGAGACTTCCAGTCTGCAGAGTCCGAAAACCCCGTGTTTCCACGAATCGATACGCCACGATAAGCAGTAGCAGTGCCAGGGGACGCTGAACTGTCTGGGTCAAACAGGTTGTAACTGCGCAGAGAGAAATAAGTGTCCCCCTTGTGCACCAAAAGCTGATAGCCAAAAACAGAGTCGGACACCAGCCCGAACTTATCGACCGTCCAGCCAGCTGCAACCAACTGATCGCGAAGAACAGAAATAAGGGAATCAGGGCTGTTGTACGCCCCAGTGACATACTTCATGACAACCTCAACGCAAAGTTTTCAGATGCGCGAAACACATTAGGGATTACCAGGTAGTTGACGCCATCAACAGTAACAACTGTTTCAGAAGTAGTTCCATCGTTGGAAATTGCATAGATGCCGTCTAGGTACCCAAGCCAGATCCCATCGTCAGCAGTCGCCTCAGCACTCAATTTAGAAGAGACAACAAAGGCTGGATAGAGCACATGATCCCCAGCAATAGTTTTCCCTAGGCTGGAGATGTCGTTATCAAAGGGCCAGACGTACGCAAAATCAATTGCATAGTTCCCAACACTGCCCATTTTCACGCTCTGCCATGAGGCCGTTGGCAGGCATACACGACTAGGCCTACCAGAAGTACGCCCGAACACAAACGACTGCACGCCATCCGTTGTGGTTGACCATGTCGTACCATCACCATTAGCCCCAACAAACCCTGGGAACTGGTACACGTCCGTAGGCGCAAACGGCAGCAAATACCCCAAGTAGAAACTATGGTAGGTATTCGAAATTCTGCAAACCCCGCAAATCCTTCGATCACTCACAGTCAACCAAACCTTAAACGCCTGGTTATGCAACGTGAGTCTAGGAAGCAATGAAGACGAAGAAGTGGCAATCACCCCTAACTGATCAGCAATGGCACGCGTCGAGTCATAAACACGGAACATCTGAAACTCGACATTCACACCAGAGACAATCAACCCCACATACCCGCCAGATGGAATCTGCAGAATCTTCTCTGACGAAGTATTGCGCACAACTGTCCAGCCGACTGTCTCGGCAAAAGACAGAAGGTTGGACAGGAAGGAAGTGTGATCAGCGGCATCAATCGTCTGGTACATATCAGCTCTTGTTGGCTGTTTGATCTATAGAATAATTATAGCACTTACCACGACTTGATTTCGCCCTTATTTGCTCGCAAAAGATTCATAATCACTCTTTCTCCTGCCGGGCTATCCATGCTGGAAGCGATCGATTCGCTGTCGATCTGGTTCACGATCGTTACTTTTTGCTCAGGAGCCGCTGATTGATCCTGGCCTTTACCGATGTTGTTGCGATGGCGTGGGTCGTTTTTGGTGAGGACTTCTTCACCTTTTTGCAAAACTGCAGGGACTTCATCAGCCGCGAGCCCAGCAATCCCGCCAGTGTGGTAGTAGAGCGGAGTTGTAAACATCAGGGGGTTAATAGTCCTGGAGCGGCCACCGCCTGACCCGATTACGCCACCGTCGTGATTAACAGAGGCTGAGAGACCTGAAAGCGCACTACTCATACCACCGCCACTGGCACCGCCGTAACCAAAGGCCGACAACATTTGCTGGATAGCGAGTTGGATCAGCATTTTTGCGATGATTTTGGAGATGTCAGCGAGTACCGACGTAGCCATCTCGGACATCGCATCAGACGCAGATTTACTGCCACTTATCCAGCCAGAAAACGCGCTTTCGAAGTTACTGGACATGCTCTCGCCCAGAGCGCCTGTAAGCTGATCCAGGGACAGCACACTCGACTTGGCGTCTTCGGTCATCTTGTTAACGCGATCGAGATCCTCCTCATTGCCCGTGTTGCCTGCAGCTTCCTCTCCGCGTTCGATCAGCTTTCCAGACTGCGCCTTGAAATCAGCCTGGGTGATCTGGTTTTTGCTGAGTTTTTCCTTGAGTCGGTCGTACTGGCGCTCAATCTCTGTCAGCTCGGCTTTCGCCTTCCTCGCATCGACCAGTTCCTTGGCGGCAGTCGAGTCTTCGCCCAGGGATTCCAGAACCCGTTTGGTATCCGCAAACTCGCGCTCGATCTCTTTTAAATCAGCCTGGTAGTCGTTACCCCTGATCCTCAGTAGGTCGACGTCCAGTTGCTCTTTCAATGCCTTGATTTGGGCCTTCGCATCGGCCAGCGAACTCGCACGCTCACCCTTGAGCAGAGCCTCCTGATTTGCCAACTGCCCGGTGAGATTGACCTGCTCCTGGCGCTTAACCGTGATCTGCGCTTCCAAGTCAGCAATGGCGCCCAAGGCCGTGCCACGCTCACTATCGATGGTCGACTGTCCGAGCACCTTTTTCTGCGCTGACAGCTGAGCTTCCAGGACTTTCAGATCCTCGCCAATGCTCGCTTTGCGCTGATCACTGATCTCCTGGTTTGCTTTCAAATCGATGGCCAGGCGCTCATCCGCGATCTCATTGGCAGTGAGGCCCTCAGCTTTTGCGCGGTCGTCCAAGGCACGCTGATCTAGCTGCTGTTGCGTCTGGATGCGCTCAATCGTCTGATCGATCTGCATCTTGTTGAGATCAGCCGAAAGCTTCGCCTGTGTTGCGGCCAGCGTTGCCGCAGTTTGCGTGTTCGTGAGGCTGTTTTTGCCCTGAGTCCCTTCGGATTGCTTACCGCGCTCCGCTTCTCTGTCTTTTGCTAGCTTTTCGTTCTCGTCGCGAATCTCCTGGGCACGGCGCTGGTACTCTTCAGCTTGCTTCAGAAGTTCGTTGCCGGTGTTTTTCCCGGTATTGATATCCAGAATCAACTGCTGGGCTTCAGCATCCGTCATGCTTTTTTTGGCACGCAGATTTTGAGTCGTGGTAGAAGTGGTGTGCTCGACTCGCTCGTAGCTGGCATTGATATTTTTATCAGCCATCTTCCCGAGTTCGGCTTGCCAGTTCTTGACTCTTTCTGAGAGTCCGTCAGCTACCCCGCCAGGAATCAGGTCTAGGCTTTT